CTAGGCGTTATTGGCCGATTGAGGTTGGCTTTATCGATCTTTCAAAGATCAAAAAAGACCGTGACCAGCTTTTCGCTGAAGCGGTCGAGAGTTTTAAAAATGGAAATACCTGGTACGAGGTTCCGCAGGACGAGGCACTTATTGAACAATCGGCACGTTATTCTGGCGACGTTTGGGACGATATAATTTCAACTTGGCTCACCGCGCAAAGGGAAACCACGATTTCAAAAATAGCGACTCAATGCCTGAATATCCAAGTTTCACATATCGACCGAAAAGTTCAAATGAGGGTGGCTTCTGTGCTAAAAATGTTAAAATTTAGGTGTTTTGTAGTACGTTCTGGAAATTCAACTATCAGAGTTTACCGCAGGGAGTCATAGTTTATGAGCATTGTGATTGATCTGAAGGCTTTTTTGTTACAATGTAACGACCGTTTCGACAAAAATCGACTTCCTGTTATATGTATAGAAGAAATAACACACACTAGAAATATATTAAAATCTAATAAGATATATATATATCATAATAGAATTATACTTAAAAGTTTGTAACAGTTGTAACGTATTTGAAATCATTGAACTTTTTTGTTGTTACGGATGTCGTTACGAAACGTAACGGAACGTAACAAAAAAAAGGGTGAAAACAGGTTAATAATTTTTAAAATTGGATCCAAAAAAGCTGGAGGGCTAAAATGACAGATCAGGAAAAAGCAGAAGTAAAAGCGGTTCGTGCAGAAATAAATAGCCGCGCCCAAAAAGAACGCAGGCAAAAGTTTGCGCGATCAGTCAAAGGGATCTGGCCGCCTGGAATAATTCCAGCCTTAGACAATGACAACGATTCACTTATTAAAGTGACGCTTAAAAATGGAATGACTTTTAAATTTAATAAGATTCATAGCCAGTCAAATACCAGCTGGATTGAAATCGGCTATGCAGGTGACGACGGCGGCTCCGTTGATATCATGGTTTCAGAGATATGCGTCGTGGAGACTTTGGAAAAGCCCTAAACGGGCTCCTAACCGGGGTTTGCTAATAAAGCTAGATAAGCCCTAACCTCGTGGGCGACATCGATGCCACGGGCCCTTAGGGCTTCAATATGGGCCTGGTCAACTCTTATGGATAGGTGGCCTTTTAGTCTTTTGGACTTTTGCTTTGGGTTTTTGGTCATTCTGTACCGTCCTTTTTGAATTTATAAGCCGCGCGGTCAGCGGCATAACCCGCTTTATGGGCAGCATCAGCGTCAGCAGTTTCGGCAAAAACCTTGTCATAGGCTTTGCTATAGGCGATTTCCGCCATCAGGTAGTCAAGGTTTTCCTCTGCCGCGATTCCCTTGGCTACACAAGTTTTACAGTTTTCTGCGTCATGCATCATGTCTAAATCGTCCAGTTCCCAAAGTATGCGCTGGCACCCATCGCACATGCCCGGAATCAATTTAGCTTTTGACGCCAATTCAAACACCAGTTCCTCGAGTCGCTCAAGTCTTTGTGCTGTCGTTTTCATTTTTAGTTTCCTTTGTTAAATGTTGGCTCATGCATTTTGACGCTCGAGCAGGTGTTAATCTAATTGTTCTAGTTCATCGAGATCAGTGATAGTCCAAGTGCCTTCAGGCCATTCCCAAAAAGCTAAACCTTCTAAGATCTCTTTTTTTGAATCACCTTCGCGATAAAAAAGTTCTTGGATAATTCCATTCTCAGCTACTAATTTGCATTGATACGTTTCCATAAATCTATTCCTTAGTTAAATGTTTTAAGCTAAATAACAAGCACGAACGGTTCCAAAATCGACCACAGTTAAGTTTTTTCTTGGCTCACCTTTTCTGCTTTGCACGAAATAGACTTCGTAAAACGTGAGGTCATCTCTTGACAGTTTTCCGCCGTCCGACCAGCCTTTTCTTGCTGTTTTAAAATTTTCTATAGTGTCTCTAGTAAAAATAATGCTATCAAAATCAGGGTCTCGACCATCGAACATTTCTATTATTTCTTCGTCTGTTAATTTAATTTCTTGTCTCATTTTATACCTCTTGGTTTTGATTTATATAGTTCATTCAATATATAAAACACCGTTTGCTCAAAATGCTTTTCAGAGCCTAAAAAACATGGTGCTGAGTACATTGCTTTTGTGACAGCTTGCGGGCTGTTGCTCAAAGCTTCACAAAATTTAAGCTCTAAGACTTTTCGCACAGCCTTCCCTTCTTTTGATTTTATCGCATCTTTAATATTGCTATATTTTAATTTCACTTCGCACCTAGCTTTTTGTATTCAGCGAATAACATGCAGCCGTCGTAAAGTTCGCTGGTGGACCAGACGAGTCCCTTGTCCATGCTTTCTAGAACTGGAATTATATTTTTTAATTCCCTAAGAGAATAGGCTTTGTAAACCTCAACAGTACCTCCAGTTTCTTCCAGTCCTTCGTGTGCATCTTCGATCATTAACTTGTAGTTGTAGTTCATCTCGTACCGTCCTTTTTGTGAGTTTCTATCTTATTAGTGTAACACAATTGTGATACAAGTAAAGCTTTTTTTAATAAAATGTCTCATTTTCAGCCCAAACCCACCAGAACGCTTATGGGCCTACCCAGAGGTGGACGATCTGAGAAAATTAGACAATCACCTTGGGCGGCGATTTAGCTTGACCGGGTGCCGACCTCTCGCCGCACGAAGCCAACTATTATTTATATGCCACTTATATTGATTTATATGTGATTCAGATTCACGCTCGGGCCATGAAAAGAAAACAAGATTCGATGGTTCCTAAAGGAAAGATACAATGTGCCTTCGACGAGATGGTGCCTGTGCATAAGCTGGTGGTTAACCCTAAGAACCCGAACCGGCATCCAGAAAAACAAATAGAATTGCTGTCAAAAATAATTGATTACCAGGGCCAGCGATCGCCAATCGTTGTTAGCTCTAGGTCTGGATTTATTGTTAAGGGGCATGGTCGTTTGGAAGCGATAATAAAACTCGGTTGGTTAGAGTGTGCCGTGGATTATCAGGAGTACGACGACGAAGCGCAAGAGTTTGCCGATATGATCGCAGATAATAAAATAGCAGAGCTTGCCGTTCACGATGACGAAATGTTTAAGCTTGAAGCACTTAATCTGCAGCTTGATGTGTCGGGCTTTGATTTAGATTTATTCGGTGTTCCGGATCTTATTTTAAATTCACCAGATAATTTTCTAGACGACAAGCCCGACACAGACCAGGGCCAAACATTTAAGGTGGAAGTAGTGTGCGTCAACGGCGAGGAAATGACTGCGCTCGTTGATGAATTGTCAGGCCGTGGGCTAATTGCGAAGGCGATATTCCGTGGCTGAGTATGGCATTCCGTATCAAGGTTCTAAGGGATCTATCTGCAACGAGCTAATCAGGGTTTTTCCTAAAGCTGATAATTTCTATGATCTTTTCGGCGGGGGGTTTTCAGTAACTCACGCGATGCTACTGCGCAGGTCGTCGCACTATAAGCATTTCCATTTTAACGAAATCAGGCCTGGCTTTTGCGAGCTGATAAAAGACGCGATCGCTGGCAAGTATAATTACTCGGTGTTTAAACCAGAGTTTGTCACTCGTGAAATGTTCTTTGATCGAGTCGAGCACTGCGCATACACGAAAATTCTTTGGTCTTTTGGTAATGACGGCGCAACCTATCTTTTTTCAAAAGAAATAGAGCCGTACAAAAAATCATTACACAACGCCATTGCGCTCAATCAGTTCGATGCGCTGGCAGAGCAGACTCTAGGCCTGAAGAGTTTTAACTCCGGCTATGACATAAAACAGAAAAGACTTTTTCTAAGAAACAAAATAGAGTTTTACCGAAAAACAAAAGTGCCCGAGTTCCTATGGCCGTTTTTAAAAGACGAAGACTTAGCGATGGTTAAAGCAAATAGGGTGGTCGATGATTTTACGCAACTCCAGGCACTCACCGGCCTCCAGCGACTCCAGCAACTCCAGCAACTCCAGCAACTCCAGCAACTCCAGCAACTCGAGCGACTCCAGGGCCTCGAGCGACTCCAGGGCCTCGAGCGACTTAGCTTTTACAATACAAGTTACGAGCAGGTGCAGATAAAAGAAAACTCAATCGTCTACTGTGACATTCCGTATCTGGACACACGTGGTTACGGAGCAGAGTTTAATCATAAAGCGTTTTTCGATTGGGCTGACGCGCAATCTCACCCCGTATTCATCAGTGAGTACAATGTGGCTGACTCAAGGTTTAAGTTGGTTTTTAAAATAAACAAAAGATCCATGATGTCATGCAACAAAGACAAGTGTGTAGACAAGGTAGAAAAACTTTACGCCAACAAGGCAGCGCAGGAGCTGAAACTTGTCTGATGTTCCGGATAAAGGTGGCAGGCCTTATGTAGTGGTGGACATGGCGAAGCTTGAAGCATTGATGCGCCTGGGGCCAAAGAAGGACGATGCCGCTGCAATCATGGGGTGCTCGGCTGACACGCTAGAGAGGCGTATCGCCGAACACGCAGGGCTTACTTACTCAGAGTTCAAGGAAAAACATTTTGCACCCACAAAGATGAGTTTCATCCAGAAAGCAATTACCAAGGCGCAGAATGGCGACAACAAAATGTTGGAGCTTTGCCTTGAGGAACTTTGCGACTGGAAAAAGGGCAACAATAAAGTGCAGGTGAACTTGCAAAATAATATAAGCCAAGAAATTAAAGTCGAAGATTTCGACCTGGAAGCCAGAATAAAACAACTAGAGAATAAGGAAGGACAAGGCGATGGCGAAGCTTGAATACAAAGCCGAATGTTTATGTGGCGGAGAGTTTCGGGTCATGTTCAAAAAGCCCACACGCCTTGAAGCCTCTGTTGAGAGGGCACACTGCTCCAAGTGCCATTCTGAATTTATGTTTTTTACTGATGTTGATTACAACGAACACGGGCGAGTTTATGTCACCAGTCACGAAGTGCTTAACGCCACTGAGGAATTGCAATTGAAAGCAAAAGAAAAATTGGTGACCGTATGAGGCTGTCAGACATAAGTGAAAAACCAGACGCAGACCTGACCGCCTTCGTTAGCTTCGCCTTGTCGCAAGAGACAAAGCAATCGTTGACGGGCCTGGCCCGAGCAAAGCGTCGGTCACTCTCTGACGTTGTCCGTGAAATCGTCGAAACATTTGTATCAACCAACAAAGAGGAATTAAATAAATTATGATTATCCAGCCAATCCTAGACCGAGTGCTCGTAAGACCAATCGAAGAGTCAGACATTTCAGCCGGCGGTATTCACCTAGTCAGATTCGAAAAAGATAAACCAAGCGAAGGTGAAGTTATAGCCGTAGGTGCTGGCCGAACGGACGAACACGGCGTTAGGAAGCCACTCGAAGTAAAGCCTGGCGATATTGTTTACTACAAAGGTGCCTACACTGGTGTTGCATTGATCAACGATGGCGTTAAATTGCTAATGATGAAAGAAGAGGATGTCTTAGGTGTGCGCGGTTGATCTGCAAAAACCTTTCACGCAAGCAAGCTAATGAACTTTATTTAGAAATATTAAATCTAAACAACGCTGCTGCGATTCGACAACTCTGTCTTGAGGATTTATTCTTCTTACTTACTGTGGGCTGTAAGCGCAAAGACATGAACCGCGATTGGCTTTACGAAAGGTGCCGCGAGGTCGAGGCATCGCCCAATGGGTTTCTGGATTTATGGTTCCGGGAGGGATATAAGTCCACGATTATTACGTTCGGCCTAACGATGCAGGATGTTTTCAAAAACCCAAATTTAACACATGGAATATTCAGCCACACCAGGCCGATTGCGAAAGCGTTTTTAAAGCAAATCAAACATGAATTTGAAATGAATACTTTTTTGAAAAAAACATTTCCCGATGTTCTATACGATAACCCAGAGGTGCAGTCCAAGCAGTGGTCCCTCGATAACGGCATTGTCGTAAAGCGTTCGACCAATCCAAAAGAGGCCACCATTGAAGCCTGGGGCTTGGTCGATGGCCAGCCGATTTCAAAACATTTTGACACCTTAATTTATGACGATGTCGTGACGATCGCTTCGGTTTCAACTCCGGATCAAATTAAAAAAACTACCGAGGCCTGGGAGTTGTCTCTTAACCTTGGCTCCCAAGGCGGGCGCACACGTTACATCGGCACACGCTATCATTTGTACGACACCTATCACACCATGCTGAAACGCGGATCAGTGGTGCCTCGAATCTACGCAGGAACACAGGACGGCACCATGGACGGATCGCCAGTCCTTTGGTCAAAAGAAGAATTAGCGAGAAAGCGTCGGGATATGGGCCCTTACACTTTTTCCACTCAGATTTTACAAAACCCAGTCGCGGATAAGGCAATGAGTTTCAAAAGAGAATGGTTAAGGTTCTACGATAAGTTGGGCGACACGAAGGGGTGGAACATTTATATTATCGTCGATCCAGCTTCGGCAAAAAAGACGACCAGTGATTACACTGTGATGAAAGTGATCGGTCTTGCCCCGGACAATAATTATTATTTAATCGACGCCATAAGGGATCGCCTAAACCTCACGCAACGTGCGTCTAAATTATTTGAACTGCACCGTAAATACCAGCCGATACGCGTTGGCTATGAAAAGTACGGCAAGGATTCCGATATTGAACATTTGCAGTATGAAATGGGCCAGCGAAACTATCGCTTTGAGATAGTGGAGGTCGCTGGGTCTTTGAAAAAAGAAGACCGCATCAAAAAGCTTATTCCGATTTACGAGCAATCCCGATTCTACATGCCAAAGGCTCTAAACTTCGTGGACCAGGAGGGGCGGCTGCAGGATTACGTACAGTTATTTATGAAT